TGTAGTTCTGCACCTGCTCCTAACAAATCATTTACTGATTGGTCGATTGGTACACTACGATATTTAGCAAGTTTTCTAATTGCCATCATTACGATTCGTTTCTCTTCAGTAGAGTATCCTTCGTTTATTACTGATTCACCAAACATACCTACTATATCACCTTGATATTTATTACCCGGCTTTCCAGCAATAGCAGTTACAAATGCCAGTCTATCTTTAAGTTTACCTTTTTTTACAAAGTTAAAAAGTTTTTTTGAATCTAAATTATAATCATCAATGAATTTTTGTACGGCAATACCACGAGTACCAGTAAATCCAGCGATTCCCATTGCTTCTTTACTAGCAGCTTCGTTTACGGATTCTTCATTCATTTCAGAGATAGCTTTATCTCTCATTATCTCTCTTACGATTTTTCTAAGTTGTTCTTTCATTAGAATAATTTTTTTAATTCAGTGTCTTTATAAGTATCAGCGTAATACCACTTCTTATCTTTTACATTGTATAAATATACAAATTCTGCACCATTCTTCATATCGGCATCTTTAATATATGATTCAATATTCTTAGAATCACCCTTTAATGGAGTACCACTTTTGTAATATTCAATATCCTTATCATTAAAGATTCCTCTTGCTCCACCCATCTTAATTAGTTTAAGAACATCTTTATCACTCTTCATGTGATGTTTTAAACCTGGTTTCATATTTGATGGATAACCATCATAGTGAACGTATGCAGAAACAATTTTACCATTACTACCAATTATACCAACTTGAGAGCGAGTTCCTTCTTTAATTAATTTAGAAATACTAATTGATTGACTTCCGTTTGAAATTGAATTTCCTTCAAATATTGATTGTATTTTAGCAGCCAATTTCTTACTACCATTCATTTTCAAATCAAATGCAATAGCATCTACTGATGTTTCTCCTTCCCATCCAGATTGATTCGTTGCTAAATGTGCAATTTCATCAGTACCTTCTGCTGAATCATAAAGTTCAGAAGAGAATACAGTGTTATTTCTCCACTTCTCATATTCATCGGAAAATATATCTTTTGGTTTGTCTGGGTCATTCATTGGATTAGAATCCCATTCAGGTTTATCTTCCAATATTGAAATTAGTTTTCTTGCTTCAGAATGAAAGTTTGCGTCAGTTAGAGCTTCAACAGCTGCCTTACTCATTCTACTTTCGTATTCTTCTTTACCTAATTTTTGTGGGGTGATTCCTAACTCCTTTGCTTTCTCACGAACAGCTTTGTTTATTTTAGGATTACCAGCTCTTTCTTTAGTTGAATCTTGGCTAGGTTTATCCTTTTTAGGCTCATCAAAGATATTTACTTTAGGAGTATCTTTTTTATCACCATCATCGTCTTTATCATCTATCTTAGAATGAGTACCCGATTTTACAGCCAAATCTCTTGCATCTTTTGTTTTGAATACAGCAGTTTCACCACTTTTTTTAGATGTAGCAGTAAATGATTCTTCTTTTAATAAGTCAGTTAGTTTAATCATATCTTATTTTTTATCACCTAAACGATGTTTCATGGTATCTTCATCTAACTCAGCTATTTCGTAATATCTTCCTAAGATATTTCCCATATCCTCATATAGTGCATGTAACCTTTCATCTAAAGCCTTAGCTTCAGTTGCAACCTTTTCGAATGATTTATCCATTTTCTCTAATTCACTCATATTACGTTTGATAGTTACTTTATCAAACCAATCATCAGCTTCATTTAGAGTTAATGTTTTTGCAGCATCTACAATACCTCCCAATGTTTCGGCAGTCTGAACTATATCAGATTGTCTATTCATTTGTTCTTGGAATGTTTTGTATGTAGAGATAATTTCTAAGAAATGTTTCTTAACTTCATTCGTTAGAGGTTTATTAGCTTCAATAGATTCTGATAATGAAAACTTACCATCAACAATCTTTACTTCGTTAATGTTAGTTTTTCTAATATCATTATATCCTTTAAATACATTAGTTTCTTTTTTGCTCTCAACCTTTAATTCAAATTTATTGTTGTGAACGTAATCGTATATGTCAAAGTTTTTCTTACTCATTATGCTAGTTCCGTTATAATTTCTCTCATTAAGTTTTGTGCTTTACAAAAATCACCACAAACATCAGTACCAATATTCTTTACTACTGATTCGTTCATTGGAGTCATAAATGCACCATGTGTAGATGGATTAGAAACAAAGTCCCAACCTATTAGTTCAAAATCTTCACCAACTAAAAGTTTGTTATCTTTCATTGGTTGAGTAGAACCCATACCTCTTGATGAGATACCTAAAAGGATTCCTGCTCTTAATAATTCTTTTAATATATTTCCAGATGGAGTAGGTAAGATTTCAACTGTACCTATTACATCATTACCTTCCCAATGTACTTCTTTAATATTGTGAGATACATTCTTTAAATTGATTACCGAAGAATCAGGGTGGTCTAATTCACCTAATGCTCTTCTTTCTTTAACCAATGTTTGGTATTTATCAATTTCTCTTTCTAATACTTCTCTTGGATACACTCTACCATTTTGGTTTTCTGCACCTGAACGTTGAAGGACTCCTTTAACTAAAGTTCTACCAGATGAATCTTCATTCACTCTTCCTTCAAATAAGTTTGTTTCTATTAATAGATTCTTCATAATGGTATCCTTATTTATAGTTTTTTAATAACTCAATAAATTCCTTTTTCACACCAGATGATAATCTTTTGTGAATTTCGTTGTTAACTAATGTAGGAATTAGATTACTTAATTCAGAATTTTCAACTGTAATCTTATTGTTATTTTTTGATAATACAGGTCTTTCTAAGAATGTATTTATTTCAAAAGTTAATTCTTCAGAAAGTTCAATCGGTAAATTAGTTGAACAACCACCTTCAGTTACTCCACCACATCCACATCCACAATCGGAATGAGATTCTTCTACTTTATAAGTTTTACCACCTACTTCAAATTCATCATCACCATCTTTCTTAGCTTTAGTAACAGCAGCACCAAAGGCATTACCTTCGTTCTTTTCACCCTTACCATCCCAAGCAGCATCAATCTTATTAAAAAACTCTTTCTTTTCTTCATCAGACATTGATGGAATATCTTTTCCAGCTTTTTCTAATGCTTTTTTAAAGAATGCTTTATAATCACCTTCTTCGGCCATTATTGTTTTGATTGTTTCTTTTATAGTGTCTTTAGTAATACTCATAGTTTAATTTCTGATTATAATTTACTTATGGATGTTACAATGTTGTTTAGTCTTTCTCTAATTCTAAACAAATTCTTTTGTGTTCTTTTCCAATATTGGTTTGAATCTAAATCACCTTCTTTTTTAATCTTACCATACCATCTAAGGAATGTTTCGATTTCAGAAAGTTGCTTATTAACTTGAGAAATTCCTCTACCAATTTTTTGTTTTGGAGAAGATTCATCTTTTTTTAATTCTAACCACCTATTTTCACTAACCCTTTCGTAACCAGTAGATTTGTTGATTCTATCAACAACTTTATCTTCTGGTTCATCATCTTCATCAGTACCATCGGTATCTTTAAACGCGTTGGGAGTATTATACCCAGCAACGTTACCAGTAGTACTCATTTCGTCTACCGATAATTCATCTTGCTCAATTTCAGCAATTAAATCTTCTACCAATTTTTTTAAACTCATATTTTGACCTTCAATTCTTTTATTAGTTCATATGACATCATTATTGATGAAACATGATTATCAGAAACATTCTTACCAATCTTAGTTTTAGATAGTACTGAGATAGTTTCTGCTAATTTAATTTGAGTTACTTTATCTTTTATTTTAGATTTAATTGATTTTAATTCTTTTATAATAGATGGGATTGATTTTTCCACATACGATTTAAAACCAGTTGTATTACTTAAATTATTAATATATTCTTTTAACAATAACTTTTGGTCATTATTTAGGTTAGAATATTTTTTATTAAATGTTTCTACTAATATCTTATAAGTAAGTAATCTTAAATCTTTATCTTGCTTTTTATAATTTTCAACTAACTTATCTTTTTTGTTTATAGATTTGGTAGCTGGTTTAGATGTAATACTTTCAATAAGTGTAATCTTTGAATTGAATACATCCTTAATATCGTAATTATCCATCTTTTTAGATTCAAAAATCTTATAGATAGATGCTAATAAGCGATAATTAGAAATAGGAGAAGATAAGAAATCATCCATATTAAATGATTCGTTAATCTTTTTAATTAAAGTATATTTCTCCTTATGTAATTGCTTTTGGTCAATACGATTATGAGCTTCGTTAACTGTATCTATGAACTTCTCAGCTCTTGATTCAGAATTATACTTTTCCTTCATAAGAAGTTCGTATAATCTTAGCTCTTTATTTAACTCGGTTTTTGGACTAAAAAACTCACTAACGATTTTTTTAGCCTTCTCAGTAGTATCTCCATTTAGAACCTCTAACGTAATTTGTCTTACGAGAAGTTCGAAAATAATACCTGTGTTCTTAAATTTTGAATGTTTTACCCTCTTCATTATGTTTTTATCCTATAATAATATATCAATACACAATACTATACATCGTATATAAATATAACTTTATTTTGATTTCCTAAATTTTTATTCATCAATCAAATTAGTGTCATCTAAAAAGTCTCCATTTTCACCTATTAACTTTCGTTTTGCCGAAACCCCATTAACATATTCTTTAGCAACTTTTTTAATTGTAGACTCTGTTTTTTTCAGTGCCTTTTGATTTTCTTTTTTACCAAGTGGGTCTCTCCCAAGTGGATGTTTATCCTTTCCATAAGTGTTTCCCTCTCTGGGTCTACCACCTTTGTTCTTTAACTCAGTTTTTAATTCTTCTAATTCATCTTCCACATCAGTTGGTTCTGATTCCATTGCTGGGTCATTACCCTCATCCTCAATTGAACGATATCTGAACCTATCTTTAAGGTCATTAATAAGTTGAACCTTTTGGAAATCAACTTCATCATCACTAAAGTTAAATATATTTTTGTATGCCCAATCTTTAGATACCATATTTAGTGCAGATATATCAGAAACTAATCTAACTTTCTCAGACCAAAGATTTACCTTTTCTTGTTCATATATAGTAGATGGATTAACTAAGTTTAATTCAAAATCAACCATTTCAGTTCCTTCTAAACCTTGTGCAGCTAAATGTGTTACTGCCAACTTAGTTAATTCTGATACTAAAGTTCTTTGTATTCTTTCTATTGTTCTTGCAAATCTCACATCTTCTGCAGCAAGAGTTGCTTTACCATTTACATTCTCATCGTATCCCAAATATGCTTTTGGAATCTTTAGAGCTGCAAACATTTTATTCTTTAAGTAATCAATATCATCAATTGCAGTATATTCTAAACCACCTAATGAATCTATTTGAGTTCCACTATCACCACCCCTAACAGGTAAAAAGAAATCTTCAGTTAGGTTTTGGATATTATATTTTAAGTTGTAATCTCCAGTTCTTTTATCTACGAATGGAGTTTTCTTCATTCTACCTATAATCTTCTGCATGTAGTTATCAACCTCTTGAGGAGGAATATTACCAATATCAATTTTGAAAACTCTTTTATCTGGTGCTCTCATAATTCTATGGATTAACATAGCATCTTCCATAAGAGAAACTTGTTTCCAAATTCTTCTACCATTCTCAATCATTGCCTTACCATAAGGAAGGAAGTTTGTGTCTGATAATAATCTGAAATGTACTATTTCGTAGTTCTCGTATTCACCTTTACCATTTGGGTCATTGTTTACATTAAACTTAACATAGTTAGCGTTGTTTGGATTAGTATTTTCTAATCTTTCAGTATCATAAACTGGAAGAGGTCTTACATTAATAATACCAACACCCTCTTGTATTTCTTGTAGTAGAAAGAAATCTCCATACTTAACCATATTTCTTGTCCAAGACCATAGGTTAAATTCTATATTAAGAACATCATAGAATAAGTTCTCTAATATCTCTTTTACTTTTTCGTTTTTTGATTTGATTTGTACAACATCTCCAAATTCATTTTTTAATGTTGATTCATCTGCATAGATATCTAATGCAGAGGAGATAATTGGGTCATTATCCATTGCATCATAATCTCTGAATAGTTCTCTACGAACTTGATGGTAAGCCATTGACTGAGCTGCCATATTATCTGATGCAAAAGACCTTTGTAGTTTTGTGTACCTATCTCTTAAATTCATAAGATTAGTTGTACCTTGCTGTCTATCATCGGTATCAACTACTTTTCTTTTTCCGTCTTTATCAACCGTTACGATTGCTTGAGTAGAAAAGAGTTTTGTCAATCTACCAAAAAATGAACTATTTTGTTGTTCTGCCATTTATACTTTCTTTATGTTATAATCTAACTAAGATACAAAAAAAATTTGATATATCCTAATTTTATTACCATGCTTTACAACTCCAATACCTAGCCTTGTGTCTTGGTCCTGGTGTATCACAATTGTGCCTAGCTCTAAAAGCCTTTCTCCTAGATGGGATATCTTTCTGAATCTGCATTGTTTTTTCACCTGCTTTCTTAGCAGATGTCCCACCATGTCCGAAGTTTACCTTTACAACATTTCCCTTTGGATTCTTTACATACACTTTAAATTTCTTAACATCACCTCTAGTTGGTTTTCCAAGTTTAACTTTTCTACCTTGATATTCGGCTTCGTTAATATCCTCTTTCATATTTTTTAGAAAGTGAATAAACTCCTTTAAGTCATCATAGTTTTCAACATCATATTCTTCGATGTTTTCATCCAATCCTAATTTAAATTCGCTATAAAGTTCTTTTGTGCAATTATCCATTTATTAATCCTATAATTAACCTATACTATATAAATATAAAACTTTTAATTTATAACCATTTACTTAAATCCTCTATTTCATCACCGATTTTCATCTGCCAAGGATTCTCATTATCATCACTACCACCATATATTCCACTATAAGTATGTGACGATATACCATCTATTGACTTTTTTGTTAAATCAATACCTTCTTGTCTTAATCTCAAAGCAGTATCTCTTACCCAAAGTGCAATTGCAAGACTCATAGTCAAATCATCATTATAACCCCTCATAGCTTCAGCTCTACCATTCATCCATATAAATGTAAATAATTCATCAATAGTTCGTACTGAACGTATTGTGATTGATTTTTCTCTAACATATTCTTCTAACTTAGAAATAATCAAAGGTCTTGTTCTAGAAGTAGTTGAGAATCCTGCCACCATACTTTTATCCTGTGACCTATATCTATTTGAGTGCTGATGTTCGATATCTACATACTTTAAATCCTTACTCATATAATAAAGATTACCATAATTTCTATCAATCACTTGTTGAATAGTTGCCCAACCGATATTTGCATTTTCAATAACCAACAAAGCATTGTTATATTCAGTTGATAGAGATACTAAGAAATTACCAAAATCCTTGGTATCCAACTTACCTCTATATTCAGCTACTTGTTCAGATGCATCAACATCTATAACATGAGCAGCAGAGTAATCCGAAGAATCACCACGAGCAACATCTGCTACAACTATATAAGTTTTTGTATAATCAGGAAATTGCCATTTCCATAAGTTTCCATCAAAGCCACCCTTTTCAAGTGGTTCTTGTACATAGGTCTCTTTATAGAATTGAAGTATTTGTGGGTCAATAACTGAATCACCAGAAGAAACAAAATCACAATCACATTCCTGCGCTGCACCCTTTGGTCCTAATAAAACACCTTGTTCATCTCTCCAACTTTGGTCTCTTTCTGGATGTACACTCCAATGTAATCTAATATTATTAAATCCATTTGTACCATCTTCAGAACCTACCCAAGTTTTATGAAAGAAATTACCTACACCATTTGGAGTAGACAAAATGATTGCATTTCCACCCGTAGATAATGTAGATTGAGCAGATATCCATATTTCTTCAATCTTATCAATAAATGCAGCTTCATCAAATACCAAAAGGGATAGTGCTTCAGAACGACCAGCATCACCAGCGGCTGAAGTTGCTTTAATCTGAGAACCATTTGAATATCTTAAAGATAGTTTGTTATCTTCAACTGTTGTTAGTTTTAACCAAGAAGGAAGATAATGATTCATTACCCTAACCTTAGTTACTAAGTTTTTTGCTACTTCTTGTTTTGTTGCAATTACCAAACAATTAAAATCATCATTGAATAGCATTTTCCACAAAGAAAATCCTGCAGTTAATGTTGATATACCAGTTTGTCTTGATTTGAGAATAATATTATATCTATGGTCTTTGAAGTCAACTAATGTTTCTTCTTGAAATGGATATAATTGGAACGGTATCTTACCCCTAACAGGGTGTTGAATCATACAATACTTTCGCATGAAGTAAATAGGGTCAGATGCACAACGTTTGTACTCTACCGCGATTATTTCTTTTAATGATGCTTTTTTAGCCAAACTAAATTTATTTTTTTCCTATCTTCCAATACATACCAGCACTAACAAATGGTGCTAGCTGTGAGGTGTTAGAATTATTCTGAATACCTAAACCTAATTGATATAAATTATTCTTTTTACTTTTTAGGATTAATCCTCCACCAACATTACTAATAATATCAGATTTATTAAATCCACCATTAATACCCCAATAGAATTCATTCTTTGGTAATTCTTTCACAATCGTTGTATTATAAACAGTTGGAATTTTAAAGAACCAATCTATTTCTCTAGATTCAATTGAGTTTTGTGAAATGACATCAGTTAGAATACCAAATCCTAAATCTCCACTTGGTTTGTTACCTAATGAATCGGTAACTACATTTGGAAAATCGTATGTTAAATTTAATGTATCTTTAACTGTTATCTTTGAAAAGTAATCCTTAATAATTGCAAGTGAATCTACATCTATTGGTATCTCTACTTCCTTAATTATTTCTTTTGTAATGTACTTTGGTACATACTTTGTTACTTTAACTTCCTTTTCTACATATATGGTATCTGTTTTTTGTTCTAACAGTTCGTAATCTTTACCATCTACGTTTATTATTTCTTTTTCTTCTTCTTCACCACCACCACAACTTCTAAATAACAATACCACACATAGTATCATTATCATTATAGTCTTTAAATCAAATTTCTTTAACCAATTCATAGTTCATAGGTTTTAATTTCATGTAGGCTGTATTTCTTTTTTCTATAACTTCAGTAAGTTCCTTTTTACCATTTTCGATATCGGTTTCAATCTGAGTTCTTAGTGTTTGTACATCTTCATTAGATGCCCACTTCTCAACCGAACCATCATCGTTGATGTATTCGTGAATATTGGAAACTTCATGTAATGCTTGATTCCACTTTTCCATTGTATCAGTGCCATATGCAGCCATATTAGAATATATCTTATATTCTTCATATGCTTCCCATAACCCATCTAATTTAATTTGTTGTTCTTTTTTAGCTAAACAAACTCCACAAAATGTAGTTTTACTTATTAACTTTTTATCTGCTCTTGAATAGTTATTGGTTTCACAATCATCTGCTTTACACTTAGATTGTTCTTCTAAATACTTTCTAACTTTAGAAAGTTCGTTTGATAATTTAGATTGTTTTACCTTACCATATGATTTTTGTTCGTAAACAATACCATCTTCTTCCCAAATATCACCAATATTTCGTTTGGTAGTTTCTTTAATACCAGATAGTGAAACTTGAGTATCTTTTTGATATTCTCCAGTTTGAATCATATTTACCAACTTCCTACGAGTTGGGTGCATATATTTTTTATTGAATTTCTTCTCAGCCATATTTTGTAACTTATATATTCATATATATAAGTATTGGATTTTTTACTATTCGTAAAATAAACCGAGTATCTGATTGAGTGGAGCGAATGTTCCAGTAAGTTTGAAAGTCTTACCACCATATACAAATACGATACCCTCATTAGGAACTATCTTATTAGTACCACCAATAGCGTTCAACCTTTGTAGTTCTAATTTAAGTTTATTAATTTTCTTAACATCGCCTGATTTCTTAACGTCTTGAATTGTTTTATCCAGTCTCTTTTTCATATCCCTAACTGCTTTATCAGGGTTAGCTGCTAATACTGAACTCATAAATGAAAGTATATCTGCTCCGATACCTAAGAAGATATCTTCGAATGGTCTAATATTATCTTTAGCCATTTTAGCGTGGTCATTCTTATCAATTCCCCTTGCCCATTCCATTGTTTTTACATCAGTTAGATTTTTCCTATCTAATCTAAATGATTTATCGTAGAATGCCCATCTCTTAACTAATCCCATTAGAGTTTTGTTATCTAACTTAGTTGGAGATTTCTTATTTACAAAATCCATCCAAAAAGCTTGATGATAATCAGCGATTCCATCGTTATCTTTTAATTTGAATTTAGATTGTAATTTTGATATCTTAGAATTATAAGAACCTTTTAGTTTTCTTAAATCGTTTGATTTAGGTAATTGATTAATTGGAGGACCAGAAATAGTATATGCAGATTGTACATCAGCATTTACTTGTTTAATCATTCCCGCAAGTGTTCTTGCAGCTTCTTGATTTTCTCCAATGGCAATACCATCAACGTTGTATTCCATAGTCCCATGAAATACGAGTAGTGCTTGACCATAAGGTATTACATTAACAGAAGTTGGATAGATAACTTCTAAATTCATAAAACAAGCTCCTCCTTTGAAAATCTTATCTTTTTGTTTCTCACTCAACTTAGATATTGCCTTCGTTAAATCTTTCATTGCGAAGTTATACGCCTTTTCCAATTCTCCTCTACCAGCAAACTTCATCGCTACACCATTAATATCTAATGCACCTTCACCTTTGTTTTTCAAATGTCCCTTGTTTCTTGCCGCAACTAATCTTCCATCTCTCCAACTAACTGCCAATGCTTGACCATCTGTCTTTTCTCTAGCTAAATCTAAGTTTCCTTCTAATGCTTTATTTACAATATCTTTAAGTTGTCCAAACGTTAAATTAATTTCTGTATCGAATGGATGATTCATATGTCCATATGCTCCACCTTCTAATAGTAATCCTTCACTTAACTTAGGAGTGTTATCATTACCACATTTATGACAAATGTATAAATCGTTACCACCTTCTGATATTTTCCAATTCCAACCACACTTATCACATACAATTTTATTACCTACTACTTTTTCAGTTACAGGTTCGTAACCTTTTTTCTTAGTATCCTTTTCTTTGTTTTGATGACCTGGTGTTTTTCCATCATCATCAAAATCAATAGTATCGGGTTCAGCCAATGAACCTCTTTTTGCAATTGCAGATGTTTGATGATGTTTATTAAAATCTTTTTCAGCTTCTGATGAAGGTTTACCACTTTTTACAGCTTTAAACTTATCAGTAACTTTAGTTGGTAATGATTCAAATTTATATTCTGGGTCTGATGTTTTAAAATCATCTTTTCTCATTATGGTTTTAGCGATTACTTTATTCGCTTGTTTCATAAATGGAATATTAAGATTTGTTCTATTATCTTTTGCTACAACTTGATTGTACTGATTGAGGAAGTTTACAAATTCTTTTTTCTTTTTTCCTAATCTTTTAAAGAATCCAATTAATTCAGCTTGTGATATTTCTTTTTTGTTTCGTGGGTCAGTTAACCTATCGAAGAAATGTTTATCAGTTAGAACTATATCTACTGGATTAAGTTGTTTATCAGCATACTTATCAATCTTCACCAAATCAGCCATTGGAATTTCATTAATAGTACCCTCTTTAACAATTCTAAAGTTTACTACCTTTCTACCATTTATAGTTGGCATCCCATGTTCATCTTTACCAATTGTTTTGATGATTGTTTTTTTGTTTTTAAATCTACCAGTTAGAATTGTATCTCCTATGTTTACTGGTAATTTAATATCTTCTTCTATTGTATTAGTTGATGGTTTCTTTTCGTTTGATAAATCTTTAGTTGATTGTTTTTTATCATCCTTTAAGTCAGCAAAATTAAGTAAAGAATATCCTACCAATCCAGCAAGTCTAGTTACGTGCTTGAACCATTTGTTGTAAGCATCAGTACCATAAAAATCTTTTTGGTTAGTTGCGGTTGTTTTACCAGCAACACCTGCAGGATATGGAGTTACTGCTTTTACAGGCCCATCAGGATAAATTGGATGTGGGTCTATATCAGTAAGTTCATCAGTCATTATTTGTGATAAAACAGTATATCCTATTGCCTCTGCTCTTCTCTTAGAAACTCTATCGAATATTGCATAAGATGGAAAGATATAATTAGGTCCATCATCAACTGCGGTTTTACCCATAGTAGATGATGCTTCTTTAATTAAATCAACATTTTCAATTAACCACTCTTCTACTACTTCTTTTGAAATAGTAAAATCTTCGTTTAATGTGTTTGTTATAAAATCAAATATCTTTTTATCAAATTTTGGATATGCTCTTTTTGAAAAGAAATCTTTCTTATCATCATCTGAACCTGATTTTAATCCATTACGAACTTCAGTTCCACTAATTGGATTAGATTGATTAGGAGCGATATAAACATACCCCTTATCCTCATATCCTTCGAAGTCTAAGTTATCTTTATAAGGTGTAAAGAACTTACCACCTAATCTACTAGCATCTTTCTTACCAACTACTGTGATAAATGCCGTAGTATCTTTATCGAATTTTTTAAGTACCTCAGTTGGTACATATGGATTTTTTACTTCAATGATTCTGCTGGAAGGAATTCCAAACATTTTTGTGATAATCATCACTTTCTCCTTAAAGTTAAATGGAGATTTATTATTATCGGTTTTATTAGATGTACCAATGTACACATTATTCTTACCGAACTTTTTTACTAAATGAGAGTAGGTTGCGTAATGCCCCTTATGAAACGGTTGAAAACGGCCAGCGTAAACTACAACTTTGTTGTCTACACTGTCCGTTTCACCTAATAATATACTCTCTACTAAAAATTGGGATAATTCGTTCATTATAAAAGTACTATTTCCTTTGTACTATATAAATATACGATTTATTACTTTTACCAATTATACCTGAACGAATGGTGAATTTACAACATCACCTCCTCCAACACCATTGTCACCCATCTGAGCTCCACCTTGTTGTTGTTGTTGTTCCATTTGTTCTTTGATAGCTGGGTTGTAAGTAACCGTACCTTTCTCCAAATCTAATTGACCTCTTGGATAATCTCTTTCCAATTTATTTAATTCCTTTCTCATTTCTGAGTTAGTTTCCTTAAACATATCTTCAGCTTGTCCAACTGCTTCATCAATTTTTTCTAACTCACTATGTAGTTCGTTTTTTCTGATGTGTATTTGTCCAAGTTGTGTCATTACTTGTTGTAACTTCCCGTTGTATCCTTTGATTTCATCTACTTTATCTTTCGATAGTTCAACCGTTACCAAATCAATTGATGTTTTGTTTTCTTTTTTTGCCATTTGACTATTAATTAATTAATTTTGAATTCGTATATAAATATATAAATTATAAGTTTTCGTAATCTATTGTTGTAACACCTCGCTTTTGTACAACTTGTGCTGAACAACGATTTCCGAATTGTATTGATTTTGAAATATCATCAGTATCTAAGAACATTTTCACAAATCCTGCTACAAATGTATCACCAGCTCCTGAGATATCCATTATCTCTACTTTTTCGGTTGGATATGATATACCTTTGTACATACATCCATCCTTATCTAATGTAATTATTAACTTTTCTAAAATCCAATCGTTTTCTTGAATGAATTCTTCATTGTTTTCAAACTCTGAACGATTTAGTTTTATGAATCGTAAATCCTTACACCAATTTCCTAACTGCTTTTTGGTATCACAAATTACATTTGGATGTTTAAATCCGATGTATGCAATATCTTCTTCAGTTAGAAAACCTTTATTGTAATCTGAAATCACTATTATCGAGTAATTCCAATAATCGATATCGATTAATCTTTTATTATCAATCCTATCTATATTTTTTTCTTCATCAATTCTTAATAATAAAGTATTTGATGATTCGTGAATATGTCTTGTCTTTGTTATAGGATTTTTTTGATGTTTGAAATCAGTATCTATTTTTAATTCTTCTAAATTTTTACAAACATTCATTCCCATCCCACCATTGTAAACTTCTCTCTTTGGAATAAATACAGGTGCCGGGCCTTCAGGTGAAAGTCTAGGTGTATCTCCATAAATGAAGATATCATCACATTGTTCTCCTATAACTAATACTTTATTCATCTAATAAACCTGTTGTTGAGAATCCCTCCACCTTTGGGAAGTATTCTATTTTCTTAGCATGTTTTCTACCGATAATACCTTTATCTTTATATTCTTCTCCAATTACAAAAATATCTGGTTGATATTCTTTTATAGCATCTGATAATTCTTTATCGGTATCAAATACCACAATACCATTAACTCCACTAATCTGAAATAGATTATATATTCTTTGTTTTTGAGTATGAAAAGGTCTACCATCTCCTTTTGATTCTTTTACTCTTCTATCAGAATCAATTCCTATTGTTAGTTCATCTCCCAATGATTTTGCATGTGCAATTAATTGAAAGTGTCCGTGATGAAGAACATCGAAACAACCATTAATCCAAATTTTCATTTATAAAAACTTTTTTAATTCACTTATTACCATATTCGATGTAATCTCTTTAGTACACTCAAATTGTCTATTAGTACCTTTGTGGTCTGGACACCAGTTCCAATCAGCAGCGTCTAACTTTAATCGGTTAAAACACCCACTACACTTTCCTTTGGGTGAACCTATTCTTACACAATCTTTCATTTCTGCCCAATCCTCTGAGAATCCACTAATCAAAACTGTCTTTGTTCCTAACGCCCAACTTAACCAACTTAATCCACTACCAATACCAATGAATGCTTTTGATTTAGCCATTTCATCCATAACTGATTCTAATGAGCCTTCTGGGTGTTTTATTATTCCATTTGGGTGTTTGTTACCCATATAGTCAGAATTCTCTTTTGATAATAGTTTGACTTTATATCCTTTATCATTTAACCAATCTACAACATCTTGCCAACCAGTTGGATTATTCCAATATTTTGGTTGTGCAGTTCCATGTATTGCTATTGTGATTAGTTTATCATCTTTTTTAACTTTTCTATCTTCTAACTTTGGTTTTATTTCTTTGTATTCCAATCCCAATATATCAGTTGCCATTTTTTGCATTGTAAGTTTCTTTGGGTCTATTGGATTTTTAAAGTGATTAATATTACCATCCTCATTGTAAAATAAACCTAATGAATACATTGCGTATAAATTAGGAACTTCTTCACCTGGTTCTCTGAATTCTATATTTGGATATTGTTTTTCGAGTAGGTTATTGTGAAACGTTGAAACTATCATTTTAGAACCATGTATATTTCCAAACTCTTCTACATAAGGAATCCATGCCAACGTGTCACCCAATGCTCTAGAATCCATTGCTACATAAACTCTTTTATCTTTTGCATTGAAGATATCTTGATAGAATGGTTTTCCATTTTCGGTTATAACTATTTTCCAATTACAAAAATATTCTAAATTTGACTTAGCCCAATGATTGGTTTTTAACTCACTTTCAAAATGTTTTATATTTGTTTTGGTATCTATAAATTCTATTTTGTAAGTTGCATCAATTGAACCTACAATTTCAACTTTTGGGCCTTTAACATATGATATCAAAACTCTGTTTTTAATATCTATAATATTATTCTGATTTCTTTTTATTTTATCGTAAATCATTTCCAACTTTTATTTGTATTATCTAACAATGATAATCCTTCTGCTTGCTTTGAAAAAGGATAATTTGTTGTGTATCGTTTTCGTCTATGATTAAAAAATACATGATTATACCACAAATCAGCAACATCCCATTCACAATCTTTGATTCTATCCATATACCATTGCTTGTCTCTATTTGGTATCAGATATGCATGAGCCCAATCTTGATTATAATCGGTTTCTGCAAACGTGTCATCTACATTTGAACGATTCCATGATATATTATTAGCAAATGATATAAATGGTACATCATCCCTCTCTGATATGAAACATGCTTTATTAACTACATCTACAAAATCTATTAAATTAGAATAAATAAATGCATCTGCTTCAAATATTAAAGTGTAATCATAATTATCAGTATCTATTTCTTTTAATGCATTTATGTGTGCCAAATAACAACCATAATGTCTACCAGTAATCTTACCCGTACCAAATTCACCATGATATGTTGGAGTTTCTGATATATCTTCTGGTCTTCTACAAAACTCAGATGGTGGTAATCCATCATATACATCGTTTACCATTGGTTTATAATCGAATCCCCAACGTTGGAGTTGTTTTAGTGACTTCTCACTAATCTTTTCTCTGATGTCATTTGGGTTTGTCATCATGTGAATTATTTGAATACGGGGTCTTTTTCTATACCATACCCAACCTTCTTTAGATGTTACTTGTCCATAAAAGTATTCGTTAACTGCCTTGGTCAATCCCTCAAATAAATTAGTTTCATAATCATAATCATCTCCAGCTATTATACCACCTGGTTTAACTTTATAAAACCAATTGTTTATATCATTTTTAACATCATCGTAGTCATGTCCGGCATCAACCATTATGAAATCCTGTGAGTTATTTAAGAAAAGATTTTTAGCATTATCAGATGTATCTTTTATTACTTGTATGTTATCAAAGTTATTTGATATGATTGAATTATTAGAAAACTCGGTATATAAATCACCATCAAATGGTTTTAACATTGTTCTATGTAATAAGTTATCATATCCAACCGAACCTTTGAATGTATCAATAGAAGTGAATCTTACATTTTTATTTGCTTCCTTTAATTTTGTAGCAAAATAATTTGTAGATTTTCCCATCCAAGAACCAAGTTCTATTACACTAGAATTATTTGGTAATTTATCAATTACTTCATCATATAATTTTTGATAAGAAAACCAACCAGGAATTTCATTAAACTCTGGTTGTAGAGTTTCTTGTAACAAATTTTTTGTTTTATGAATATCATCATCGATATAGGTTACCAACTCGGTATTATCGTATGTATCTAAAAATGTGTGTAATCGTCTGAATATAGATGGTAGTCCATACGAAAGTGCTTCTTTAATAGAAAGTGGATTTAGTTCTAAAGTTGAACTAAAATAAAATAAATCAGATGCCTTATAAAACATATCAGTATCAGTTCGTTCACCCCATACAATACAATTCTTCGGTTTGAAATCCATAAGTGGTTTCCAATAATCTTCAAAATTCATTGCTTGATTTCCTACAAAATGAAATTTAATTTTATACTTCTCTAATAATCTAGCTACATCAAATATTTCACTTTGGTTTTTACCGACTGAAAATAACCCAACCATAAGAACGTGTTTCCAATCTTTTTCAAAATCCAGTTCTTCTTTCGCTTTATCTTTATCGTATTTAAAATCTTCAATAGGATATTGCCAAACTTTGGTATCTATTCCCAAGTGTTCAAATCTTTGTCTACTCCACTCCGATACTAAGATGTATCTATCTGGATGATATTTAATTTCATCTGGGTTTGTGAAAGAACCATGTGTTGAACAAACTATATCAAACTTTCTATTTTTGTTTCCAAAAATCTTATCCAATATTGAATGGTCTATGAAATGTTCTGGTATTTCAGTAAAATGAATTATATCAGGCTTTATATCATCTATAATTTTTATAAATGAATTTCCTTTATCTTCATATAAAGTATGAAGAGTTACTAAATCACCGATTTGATTTTTTTGAACTACGAATACACCACCACTATGGTCATTGTATTCTATAACTTGAATATCAAACTCATTACTAAAAGTTTGTATTTGTTTAAGAAGATATTGTGGCATTCCACCTGTTGAAAGATGAGATGCTACATAAAGTAGTTTTTTCTTTACCATAACCTATTTAGATGCTTAGATGCACTTTACAATGTAAAGATACGAAAATAATTTCAATTATCCAAATTATTCTTCAACAGTTATTGTACCTTTATCTAGGTCAATCTGTCCATTCTTATACTTTTTATCCAATTCTCCCAATTTTTCTTCCAATTCGTATATGTACTTATCATTCATAGCACCATACTTTTCTTGATTATCAGAAATCTCTTTTAGTTTTTTATTAATAGTTCTTTCTTGCACTGCAAGTTGACCTAAAAATATTACAATCTTATCAGTTTCATCTCTTAGGAATCTTAATCTATCTAAAATTTCCTTTTCTAAGTTTTCTGTCTTTGCCATATTATCTTTTGTTTGTATATATAAGTATATATAAGTTTCGTTTTACGAAAAATTAATTACCATCGT